TGACGGTGCAGTTCAAACTACTCGCAGTCCTCAGCATGATGCTATTATGCAGCGTCTGGGTTATCTGGAAGAGTGTCTGATTGCTCAAGATCCCAAGATGAAGGATCACCTGCGTGAGATTCACAAACTCATGATCTCTCATGAAGAACTTGTGCATCTGCTACCAGACAGTGAGATTGCAAAGATCATGACTGGCCAGCAGATCATTACCAATACCACACTGGTCGCTGCTACTACAGGTACAGGCAAGAAGGCTACAAGTACCAAGAAGGCTACTGGTCTAAGTCTGGGAGATTTGTAATGGCACATGCAGCCACTTACCGTTGCAACAGGTGTAGATTTGTTAGTACAGTGCCCAGTAGTTACGGCTGTCCTTACTGCGATGCCAAGGTAAGTTATCCTCCTACTAAAGAACCTCCCACATGGCAACAACTTACGCACACGCAGTCAGGATCAGAAGTCTCCGACTCCCATGGAATTTCCAACCATATAAAGCTTCTACATACTGCGATCCTTGCATTGCACTCACAGTATGCTGGACTCTGCTCAGGACTGTTGACCAATTCCCAAAAGAACATTGGCACAGACGATATGCAGAAGCTGCAATCTCTGAGTGCTTCTATTGTAAATCTAGAAGCAACGCTGGTGGACTTTCGTACGATTGTGAAAATTGTAGATCTGAGGCAAAAGTACCAGACTACTTCCACATTTACAAACAAACCTTAGAACTGGCACACGCACTATGGCATCCTCCGACACCTCAGCAATCTTCAACAGATTGGATGAAATCTTTCACGGCTCCAGTAGTGAGTTCACCGACACCAGTTCTATCCAAGAAGGAGCAACTGCTGGCCAGATTGACCAAGCGAAACTGATCTCTGCTAGTACCAGTGACAAAGGTTATCGCCGTCTTATGGCGCATGGTAATGTTACCAGTTACAGCAAGCTGAATCTGCTGCACTCTTGCCCTCGTCTATACGAACTAGAACTGTTTAAAAACAATGTACCAAAATCTCCTATCTTTGAAGAAGCTCAAGCTGCCAATCTTGATTTTGCTTTTGGTCACGCAGTTGGCTCTGGTATTCAAACCTTCGCAGCAACGGGCAGCTTACAAGCAGCACAGTTAGCAGCGTGGCTTGCTTGGAAAGCACCTTATGATGCAGAGAAAATAGATAAGCGTGGAACTCCTGCTGGTAAGAGTCTTGCTTATGCTCTGTGGGCAGTAGAGAAGTTTGCATGGTTCTTTCAGAATGAGCTGGCAGATTGGGAAGTTCTTACATTACCTAATGGAAAGGCAGCAGTAGAACTAGCGTTCGCTGTTGACACTCAAAATGGATTTTATCATTTCGGTCACATTGATACTGTGCTTCGTCATCGCAGCACTGGCAGGCTTGCTGTCTGGGAAGGAAAGACTACTGGCGTGGAAACAGTTGCTGAAGCAACCTATGCTAATAGTTATCAAGCTCTCGGCTATTCTGTGGTGGTTGATGCTATTGCTCATTCTCTTGGTTTTGACAGTCCAGATTATGAAGTAATGTATATTGTCTACAGCAGCAAGACTCGTGAGTTCCAACTGCTTCCATTCACCAAGAGTAAAACTCAACGAGCTGAGTGGCTGCAAGACTTACTACTGGATCATGCACTGATTAGTCAGTACAAAGATCTAGGATTCTTTCCTAAGCGTGGTGAGCATTGTGTTAATAAATACGGTAGAACCTGCGAGTGGTTCGGAAGTTGCCAGATGCGGAACACTAGCTTGTTTCCTAATGTGGAAGTTGTGAAACTAGCTCACATTGAAGGTTTAGAATCTGTTGACTTCACCTTCACACTGGACCAATTGGTTACTGCGCAGCAAAATCGCTCTTGACAGCCGCGCTGAAATGTGTATAATTTAACACTTACCTTGGAGTTTTTATGGCTAATTTTAAACAAGATATTTTAGAAGCAGTTGGTGACGAAGTAATAGAAGCAATCAAGATACTTGGTGTACAGGTTAGCTGGTCTGGTGACGATTCTAAGTTTGTCCCGGGCGATGCTTACGCAGGTAAACTTGTTAGTGGTATTGAGATACCTAATGTGTTGAGAGCATTAGACTACGAATACTCCACTGGCTACGGTTCTCAAGATTGCCATACTATTTTAGTTTGGACTACGGCCCCTGACCATTCATACTCTACAGGTAATGTCTACTCCATTCATGAATACGACGGATCAACCAGCATTATATCAGTACCAAGGCACCCACAATGAAACTCACAGATTATCAACCCGCCGCAGCAAGAAAGATTCTAGTCTACGGTCCACCAAAAACAGGCAAGACTGATCTTGTCGGTCAACTTGCTAGCATCAAGAAACTCTGGTGGTTTGACTTGGAAGATGGTATCAAGACCCTTCTCTCCAGTCCTCGCATGAAAAAAGAGTGGCTCAATAACATTGAGCTATTCAAACTTCCAGACACTCAGACATTTCCAATAGCTATTGAAACCATGTTGCGTGTAATCAAGGGCGGCAAGCACAGTATTTGTCATGCTCATGGGGTTGGTAACTGTGTGAAGTGCAAAGCTCTTGGTGCTGCTGGTGCTACTGCGATTGATGTAGGGAGCTTTGGCCCGGATGATGTTCTGGTAGTTGACTCAGGCTCACAGCTCTCGGCATCTGCAATGAACTACATTCAGCGAGAGCTGATCCTCAAAGATAACTACGACAAGAAGCCGGACTGGGATGACTATGCTAAACAGGGCAGAATCTTGGATCGTATTTTCTCTATCCTGCAGCAAGCTCCATTCCATGTAGTAATCATTACTCATGAGAACCTAGTGGAGATGGAAGATGGCAAGAAGAAGCTTGTTCCTATTGCTGGCACAAGTCAATTCTCCAAGACTTTCGCAAAATATTTTGACGATGTAGTTTATTGTGACATTGTCAATAAGAAACACAAAGCTGCGTCAAGTACGACATACTCAGGTAGCATTGTGGCAGGCTCCAGAACTGGTAAAGAACTGGAAAAATTAGATGCACCCTCACTCTTGGAGTTATTTAAATGAGTCAATCGAAAGCTACAAAGAAACTGGTAAAGGCAGCAATGCCTAATCATACATCCCCACTGTTTACTACTACTGGGCGACTAGTAGAGGCTACACCAAAACCATTGTTGCAACGCGCACATGATACTATCAATGGCGCACGACAAGAAGATTACGGAGACAAACTCCAGAACTTCTCACAGACTGCAATGATCTGGCAAGGTTTGCTGGCACATAAGTTGCAACCTCATGCGACAATCACTGCTGACGATGTAGCACTGCTGATGATTGGACTGAAAATGTCCCGTCTTGCTAAGACTCCAATGCACAAGGATTCCATTCTTGATATTGCTGGCTACGCTGGCTGCATGGATATCCTGCAAGAAGAGCGTGTCAACAACAAAGAATTGCTCGGCGCCACAGTGGATTACGCTGCACCACTCTGATCTTTCCCCCTTACAAAAACACCTTAGTATCTTTTTTCAATCCTCAACTTAATAGGATAATATCATGAGCAACGATAACTTCACACCGCTAGACGAAAACGCATTGTTCGCAGCAGACTTGGATGATCTTGCTGATCTCCCCAGTTTTGAAACTCCTCCTCCCGGCAGCTACATTCTGAATGTAACTGTTGGCGTGAAGAAGATCAATGGTAAGGATGCAGTGGAAGCTGCGTTTGAAGTTGTGGAAACTGCGGAGCTTGCAGATTCTGATGACAAGCCAGTTGCCAATGGGACAAAGTTCTCTACTGCGTTCTTCTTGGACAACGAGTATGGCGTTGGCAACATGAAGAAGTTCATTGCTCCTTTTGGTGCACACTTCGGCATCACCAACATTGGCTCCTTGATTGCTGAAATCAAGAATATCCAAGTTGCCTGCAATGTCAAGAACCGCAAGGACAAGCAAGATCCTACCAAGGTGTACGCCGCTGTTGATAATATCAATATCGCGTAATCCACGCAAGTGGATCGTCGGGAATACTCTAGAAAGTTCGACGTAAACATACAGTAGGGTTGACGGCTCGGAAAGACGAGCATTTTCTAGGAGCCTGATTTGTACGGTAAGTACCGTAACTCAATATAACTGAGTCTGATTCGACCACCATATCGTGCAACGACAACATGTTTGCGGGTATAAACTGGAGTAGCGCCCAGCAGGTTCCTAAAAATTACAATCACAACACCATGTCTACAATACTACTACACCTTGGTACTCACGAAGATGCTGACCACCAGCATCGTCTTACCACACTAACTGCTGGCCAGCAGGTAGCATGGAAGAACAAACTAACTGCGCCGCTCACTATCACGGAGCTTGAAGGAGCTTGTGAGAAAGCAGGAGTGCAGGGCATTGTTTGTTCTAATGAGGAGTTCCTCAAGAAACTTCTGTACGCACAGAGTGACTTCATACCACCA